CCGTGTCAGTTGCTGATCGATGAAGTCTCGTACTGGACGAAATCCTGACCTCTTGAAGTACGCCATGAATGGCACGTTCTCAAGCGGTGTATGTGTTCCATCGGCAGCCTTAGCATCCGGCGCATCCAAGACTCCGTAGATGACCTGATTACAATTCACTGACTGACTCAAAACCACACGAGGGTCATCATCAGGAAGAGCTTCCTCTTCTGCCCTCGTCAGTCGTCCACACTTATTTCCGCCCTCGCTATCTGGGAACTCCCCAGACAGGGTGGGCCGCTGCACAGACTTACAGGAGAACTTCTGTTCGTCCTGATTCCACACAGACCATTCGTATGTTCGCATCAAGGGACGGATATATACCTTATCCGAGTAACTCGGTCCGGACCCATTCCAGATGCGCCAAGCACCACGCTTCAGCGTGATCCCGTCGTCGTTTTCTGCCTCGTAGTTGATTGTCAGGCGTGGCAAGCCTACACGTGGAGTAGAATCCACGTCAGCCTGCCCTGACATCTTCATCAAGGTTTCTTCGTCTCCCGCATCAAACGCGGTCAAAAATTGATTCAGTTCGTCGTTCATTTGAAGTTCTGTACCCATATCATCCTCGTGTTGGGTGTTGAAAGTAGAAGTATTATACAGTTAACACTTCTTCTAAGTCAAGCCAGTTTTTTCCCATTTTTAATTCTATTCCTACAGGCATGTCGTACCGCACACCGTAACGCCGCTCCGTCTCCTGCGGTATAGCCAGCATACTTTTCGCCATGATCTCAATGCACTGCTTCTCTTCTCCCGGGAACACGTCCATGACAATCGAGTCGTGAACTGTGTTGCAGATCACAGACTGTAAGTCACTGTCTTTCAACGATTTATGCAACATGACAAGAGCGATAGGCAGCAAGTCTGCAGTAGCAAATCCCTGCACAGGATAATTGCAGATGGCAGTCCGGTTCGTGGCGGTGCCCCACTCCGTCCAGCGGGTTCCCGGGAAACAATACTGACGACCAGAGGGAAGGTGAACGTGCCCCTTCGTCACTGCGTCCCGTTGCAGCAACTCATGCCAGTCGCTGACACCGATATACTTTTGCTTGAAGGCACGGTAGTAACGCTTCTGATCCTCAGTGCCGCTGACACCGCCGTAGAGAGGCTTGAAGGTGTGCGCCTTAGCTTCCTGACGTGTGCAGCCAATGATGCCAGCCGTGTAGTTGTGAACATCCGTACCAGCCTCGACATCACTGCGTATGCCATCATCTCCCGCAAGGAAGCCAGCAACCCGAAACTCTAGCTGCGAGTAGTCTCCCTCAAGTATCGAACCACCCTCGAACCTGCTTTCTACAGCCTTACGTATGATGAAGGTCGAGCCTCGCGGCATATTCTGGAAGTTAGGGTTGCGAGACGACAGTCGTCCTGTCGCCGTCACACACTGCATATACTCGGTGTGGATGAAACCGTGGGGGTCCATGTTGTTTTCCATACCCTCGACAAAGGATCGCAGGTAGGTTCGCACAGCAGAGTAACGAACGTAAGCCTCTGCAAACTCACGAGCGTCACCCCGCAGGTCTGTCATCATTTCTTCGAGGGTAGACTTGTCAGTCTTGAAACCACCCGCTGCCGTGTCAAAAGTATCACGGGGAATCAGCCGGAACCCAGCAACCTCACCCGTGCTTTGATAAATGACGCCGGAGCCACCACACGTCCTACAGATACGAACCGCCTTACCGGGGGTGCCATCCTTACGAGGAGGGCTGTAGCGGCCCTTCCCGTGGCAGTCAGGACACTGTTTGCCTATGGTCTTATACAGAACGGTAGTCTCGTTGAGGATGTGTCGCTTGAACTCTCCCTTCGCCATGCGAGTTCGCTGCTTAGGCTTCTTGGTTGCGCCGCGAACCTCGTGACCAAGATTGAAGATAGCAGCCCACCGCTTCTTGTCCCTGATAGCACAAGAGTAGAAGAGACGTGACCGGTCGTCAGGACTGTCAAGATTGATAGGTGTGTCACCCATCGCGTTCGCGGCTAGTTCCTGCAGCCTACGCTCTAAGGTAAATAGTTCGTCCTCGTACTGCTTACGGATGTCTGCAAGTGTTGCGTGATTTATCTTGATACCGTTGCGTTCGATGTCAGCAAGAACGTCAGTGACTTCAAGCGATAGACGCAAAGTGGGCAAGAGTGCCTGATTCTTCATTGAATAGTTCCTCAAATGTAGTGCCGAAGGCTTCGAGTTGTGCAAGGGCTACTTGCTCGGTTGCAAGGACATCAGCCTTGCCATATGTTTCAATTATCTCCCAAGGAATGTCATAAAACGTTTTACCTTCCTTGAAATACGGCGCGACAAGGTCTGTCTCTTTTTGTACTCCACTATACTTTTCTGCAAGACTAGCAAGTCCCAGAGGCCAACGACGCGCCCGCGCCAGTAAATATTCCGCAACCATCGTGTCATAGATATGTCCCTTGTATACGAATCCGCAGTCGCGAATCCAAGATAGATCGAACTTTATGTTCTGTCCAACAATAACGTCAGCGTGGTTCAAGGCAGCTTGAAATTTTGTGAACGCACCCTCGGTTGGCGGCTGTGTCGAATGATAGTAGCAGTCGTAGTCCACAGTGCTGTTGAGCCACTTATAGCCTATCGACACAAGCTGATTGCCGAAATACGGCAGGGGTGTGGACGAGCCGTTCGCCTTCTCACGATGCGTTGTTTCAATGTCAAAGGTCAGGACATTCATCAGTAGTATACTCCCCTGTGTACATCGATGTGACAAGTCTCCATGCCGTGCCAGCCGTTGATCTTGTTCTTCGATATACAGATGTGGCGCACCGTGTTTTCCTCTTCAGAAGTTCCGGTCTTGCCGATACCTATGATGACATCCGCCTCACCAGCCTTACCGGTCTTAGAGTTGTCCATCATGTTGTAGTCAATAAATTGACGGTCATGTCCGTCGTTTGACTTCCATGTACCTGTCGTTGAGTTCGTCGGATGCCGACTGCATCTCTGCCTTCGTCTGTGCAAAGTATGCCTGAATGATGCGCGTCTTTATCTTGTCGGCACGTTCCTCATTTGCCCAGTACACAACCTTTTGTTTTTGCTTGATATACTGAGAGGCAGTGAATGCACAGAAAGTTGTTTTGCCTGTTTCTGGTCGGGCAAAGATGATACCCAAGTTGCCACGATCCATCCCCGGCAACCTGCTGGAGATGATGTCCCAGTCAAAAGGGAAGTCGGGATCACCAGCTTCGTCCTCCAAGAGTTCTGACAGACCCTTCGTCACTTCTGTGTATGTAGTTTTGTCAGACATGCGCCCGTCCTCGACCATGTCGATCAGGGTCTTGAGTTCACCGAAATGTTCTGACTCGCCGGTAAAAATGGCAATAGCCTTCTCACCTATCTGACGCGCCCTGTCACGAACCCAGAAGTTCTTGACCACGTCATACTCTAGGTCCTGCGTGTCAGAAACCTGACTCGGCAGCGTGTCAATTATTTCGTAAATCTCGTGCATGGCAGAGGCTGGCATGGCAGGATTACGATCCGCCACGACTGCCGCTAACTGGCGAGGATGCAGGTCTGTCTTGTAGTTCTGATGTGCATACTTGATGGCATCATACAGAGTGACATGGCGTCCCTCGAACATGTCACGAGTGATGATGTTCTTTACGCGCTCGTCGTAAAACTTGAAGTTCAGTAGGTAGCCGAGAACCTGTGTCTCAAGTGATGTACTTGTCGAAAGTGTGCTTTCGCTCATCGTCTGTCATATCCTTCACATCTTTATCTAAGATAACTAAGCTGGTTGGCCGGATGGCTTGTAGTCTGCGAACCAAGTCTAGTGCCTTCTTTGTGGCATCCTTGTCAAGTGCTACAACTAGGCGGTCGTAGGTTCGCAGCGTAGGTATGTGGGATTCCAGAAGACTGGTGCCGAGCAGGGCTACTCCTGAAAGAATATTAAATACACTGCAAGCAGAAGCACAATCTTCCAAAAGAACAGCGGTACGGCTCCTGCCGCAAATGAAAGGACGACCTGATTTTCCATATCTCCACCATTTCGGTTTCATCTGTTGATCTAAGGCTCGACCTGCTGCATCGACAACCCTGTTGTTGTGCCGGATGAGATACACCACACGATTACTGCGGAAGTCGTATCGAATATCAGCCAAGCCGTTGCGGTATGCTTCATAGGCATTCACGCGACGAACGTAGGCTTCTGCCTCGGGTTGCCGGGACAGGGACACAAACGTGTCTGGCAGTTCGAAGTCAAGAAAAGTATTGGTAATGGAAAGAGGTTTGGTACTTATGTTCTTCTTGAGTAATGGATGTAAGGGAGTATCTTTGCGGATACGAAACCCTGTTCGTCCACGAACATCACAGTCTGCATGAAAGCAGTACCACAACCGCTCACCATTGACTTCCGACACGCTGAATGTATTCTTCTTGCCACAAGACGGGCAGTCCATGCGGAGGTTGCCTGAACCACCGATGGGCAAGTCTTCAACGAGTTCTTTGATCCAAGAGGTCATGGACAACGAGTACACCATACAGGAAACTCGGTCAACAACAAAAAAAAATTACTTGACAAGAGTGAAACGCAATCTTACTCTCCCCTTATACTCCCCCCTATAGGTTACCTTGTTATGAAAAAAATCAATAAGATAAACCCTATAGCTAAAGAGTTACCTAAGTATGGTAAGCGGGTTGTACCTGACAAAAGAAGAAACAAGGAAGACAAAAGAATGACAAAAGAGGTACGCGATGCCAAGACCACCGAAGATAGATGAACCCACAAAAACTTACAACTTGTTGATGACGAAGGTTCAGTATGACAAGCTGGCAACCCATGCTGCTGCCATGCAGAAACGTAGCCTCGAACAAGTCGCGGTTGCTGACTTGATACGGGATGCCATCGACATCTACTTGGAAGGTATTGAAGATGATGACTACGAAGGTGGTGTGGGTCCTCTTGCTAGTGACAGCATTTAGCAGCGAAGACTTTGAATTTGAACCTATTGGTGCCTACGACACGGTGGCAGAGTGTCACTTTGCATCGACTCGCGAATTCTGGGACGAAATGCCTCTGAACAAGGAAGCCCTGTGCATGCGCGTGGAGGAACTAACTTATGAGAAAGATTAAGCTGCCGAGGGACAGAAAGGGCGACGAACTTGTGCCTTATGTCTTGTCGAAGGATGGACGT